GCCAAACCCAGATCCCAGGCACCGAGATTGACCCGGAGCGGGTCGACACTGTGGCTCTGGAGGTGCTGTGATGCCCTTTGATCAGTGGCTGGTGAACGTTGATCGGGCGTTTGTGCACTATGGTGTACCGGCGAGGGATAGCCTCACCTATACCGCTCGTGAATGGAAGCAGTGGTATGTGAATGGCGACGACCCAGATGAGGTAGCGCGCGAGATAGCGCATGAGCTATGCGCGTGGTCAAGCCTGAATAGGGCGGCGCCGCTGCCTAACACGGTACTGTCATGACCGGCCTACCGCTCGACGTGGTCACTATCGTGTGGTGTGCCTTCGGGCTGTGGGTGCTGGCCCACATATTCGACGACTGCTAACTACCTGACCCAGCTCGACGCCCCAATACCCTCGCCGGTATTGGGGCGTTCCTGCGTGCGCCGTCCATGAACGATCCGATCCGTGCGCCGCGTGGGCTGGGCTCATCTACCGATTCGACAACCCGATCCGATCCGCGCGCCATCGGTCCGGGGTCCGCGCGCGGTCGTCGGCTGAGTTGTGGGGTCGAGCACCCCTACCCCCCGCCCGCGCATGCATGGGGCCCCCGCCGCCGAAGCGTTTCTATCGCCAACACCAACTTGAAAACACGATGACATGGCGTTATCATTAGTCAAAGAGGTGACATCATGGCGTTTGAGCTCGATCTCGAAGACACGATCATGGAGCGACTCCGCGCCCAGGCAAACAAGATCTCGAAGTCAGAGGCAGCTGTTCAGCTCGGCGTCGATGTGACTGTGCACGTCGCGGCTCGAGTCGCCCTACTACGCGGCTTGGACGAGATGGAGAGAGGTGTAGGCGCAGTTGGTAGCGCAGTTGGTGTAGTCGAGAAGGCTGACGCTGATGTGGCTGAGATGGCTGAGATGGTTGTGGCGGTCGAGAAGCCTGGCCCAGATGGCTGGCCAATCCCTGAAGGGTGGAACATCTGGTCAGATGGCGAGCTGCTGCCTGAGCACCACGGGGACGCGCACAAGTACTACATCGGTCACGGTTGGAAGCGTTGCTGGGGAATGGTCGGTGAGGCGGGGAAGGGGCAGGAAGCGATTGTGTTCTACTGGAGCCGTGACCCAGATCTCCAGAGCTTGAAGCCATACAATGGAGTTGTTGAGCAGAAGACGCCGTGGGGCCCCGGTCACCTACTGCCTGCGAGCTTCAACGGCTGATGAGGAGTAAGGTGATCAGACCATTCTTCTCCTACTACGGTGGGAAGTGGCGCAACGCGGTCAAGCTCTACCCTACAGCTGAGCATGATGTCGTTGTCGAGCCGTTTGCAGGATCAGCTGGGTACGCGATTCGTAACTGGCAGAAGCAAGTGGTTCTCTGTGACATAGACCCAGTTGTTGCCGCCGTTTGGCGCTATCTGATTCGTGTCCCGGCGGCAGAGATACTGTCGATACCAGACATTGGACCCGATGACAGTGTAGATGATTTGCCCATTTGCCAAGAAGCAAGGTATCTGGTGGGTTTTTGGCTCAACAGAGGTAGTTCTCGACCCAAGAAGCGACCCTCGAAGTGGATGAGGGACGGTAACAGGCCCGGCTCGTTTTGGGGAGATCGGGTTCGGCAGACGATAGCGCGACAAGTCGACCTCATTCGACACTGGAAGGTCTATTGCTGCAGCTACGAGATCTGCCCGGCATTCGGTCCAGCCACTTGGTTCATCGACCCACCATACCAGGTAGCGGGGCAGCACTATCGACACGGAGCGGCAGGATTGGACTACACGAGCCTTGGTCAATGGTGCCGCAACAGGTCTGGTCAAGTCATCGTCTGCGAGAATCAAGGCGCAGACTGGCTACCATTCGCTCCGTTAGCTGATGTGAAAACGACGAGGGGCGGCAGATCGAATGAAGTCTATTGGACTCGAGAGGTGCGCAATGTCTAAGCAGAGTACGATGTCTAAGCAGAGAGACCTCGAAAAGACAATCATGTTGGACGCGACTGAGCATCCTTCTCGATGGACGTGCCGCCTGTATGCCTTCGCACATGGGCACAGCTTCTACACGGTTCAGAACGCGGTGAGGATACTGCGAGGCGCCGGGCTACTCGAGAGAGGCACCCACAAGCTCAAGCCGACACCCGAAGGTCGAGCTGCCTATCAGCGTCATTCATCATCCAGCACCACTCTCCACCGCTCACCCATCCCCAGCGGCTCTTGAAGCATGTTGCACAGCTTGGCTGTCAGCTCGAAGTACTCAGCTCGTGACATGGCTGCAGGTTGCAGCTCATCGATGCGGCAGATGGGCTGACGGGTCTCGTAGACCGAGCAGGTATGCCGCCCATCTGGTTGAGAAGCAAGTAGGCTACATGCACCATCATCTGTGATGGGAGCAGGTCTAACCGTCTCTGGGACACGGTGAGCCATCATGCAGCAGGCCCCACACTCAGTGCATGGGAACGCTGTATCGACTGAGGAGTTGCCTTGGTCGAGCTCAGCCACCAGAGAAGTTGGTCTCAGCGTCAGCCTGAGCTACTCGACGCATCTGGTCGAAGATCTCATCGAACCCTCTGACCTCTCGGGTCTCAGTGCCCGAGGCCGCTCCAGTGCCCAGGTTCATCAGGTCTACAGACTCTGGTACTGGCTCAGGCTTTGCCTTCTGCGGACCAGGGTACTTGGACAGCGTCATGTCGAGGGCGTCTACGGGATGGACACCACCCGCGCACATGACACATAGGGCCTCGAGCGCTTCTGGCGTCTCGATGATGTGTGGTGCGTCACGCTGCAGCCAGTTCTGGAACTCGTCTATGGCGGTCTCTGTCTCAGCCTTTTTGATTTCAGCCTCACGGCGCTCGTACTCGACGACGCGCTGCTCAGCAGCTCTCAACTTGTCGGTGACGGTGTCATAGTCACCGCGGCTCGACTTGCTGAGATCCTGTAGTGCGTTGTCGTACTCATCGCGCAGAGCTTGAACAGCGGCTTGGTGACCCTGCTTCAGAGACTCGACTTCCTTCTGCTTCTCGGCCATGGGGTCGATGTCGCCGTGTACCCACTTCTGAAACCGAATCTCCTGGTCTCGGACATCCTGCTCTCGGCGGTCCAGCACCTTTCGCCGACTGGCATTCTTCTGGTACGCATCCGTGTAGCCGCGCTCGAAGTTGCGGTACTTGTTCTCGATGCCACGCATGACAGCGTCTTTGGTGGGACCATCGAGTCGGCTCAGCCACTCAGCTGCCTTGAGGCTGTCGACCTCACCATTCCAGTCGAAGACCTGCTCGACGATCTCGTCTACTACACCGAGCTCACCGATAGGCTCAGCTGTCTCAGCTGGCTCGTCAGCAGCGGTGTCAATCGCCTCGGCAGGCTCAGACGCCTCTACGGCTCCACCAGATGACTCACTGGCTACCTCTTCTTGTGTCTGTTCATCCTGCTCTTCTTCCTCGAACATGTAGCCTCCCAGTGATTATGCAGTGGTGGTGGCGCTGGTAGTGGGGTCTATACGGGCGGCATGCCGGGACCGGGGACGACCTCACCAGGCGCAGCTTCTGGCTCCGGCATGGACGCGGCGACCAGCTGAGACATCTCTGACTGGTCCAGCTCTCCAGCAGCCAGCTTCTCGAGCTTCATCCGCAGGTCGAAGTCATCGATCAGCTTGTTTGCCAGCTCGTCTGGCGAGAGGTCTTGGGTGGCAGGCATGATCTGCGCTGCATCCCACAGCTCGCGCGCCTTGGTCGAATCGACACCGAGCTTCTCGGCGATGGGGGACACATCGACTTCTTCTCCAGCCTCTTCACCTTCGACAGGCTCAGTATCGGGCCCCGTGGGCTCTTCGTCTACAGGGGCTGCTGCCGCCTCTTCCATGGCCAGGATGCGGTCGATCTCGTCAGCTATCGGCTTGACATCCCGCTCTGGTACCAGACCAGGCGGCTCTCCACCCTCTGGTGTAGGTGGCGCGTCAGTAGGTGCTCCAGGCTCTCCAGCATAGAGTCCGGCCTTGCCGGGGAGGCGTTGTCCAGTGACGGGATCGACGGGCATTAGAGCTCCAATGGTGAGTGCGTAGTGTGGCTAAGTTACCATGGCGACAATGTTCTGAGTAGCTTCTGGCGGCGATTAGTCAGGCGAGTAAGAGGGATCATGGCAACCCCAGTATACGGTGCGTCTGCAACGATAACCGGTAGCCGTGCATCAAAACAGACCTCACCGCTTGATCGGTGTTCGACTGTGCTTGACTCTCATCACCGCTAATAGGCCAGCACGGTTGCACGTAGACATCCGAGCCAACTGGGGGCCTGGCGACAGGTGCTGAGATGCCCCCAGTGGGGCTTGCATCAGGCAATCCATCCGAAAGAATACGCCCCGCTTCCAAGACATACTTCCAAGCAGATGCTCGTTCCTTGATCTTTGGGTGAACCTTCGGCGTTTTTGGGCTGACCACAATCATCGCACCTTCAGGTACACCGAGGCGTGGCCACAAGGATCCGGAGGTCTCAATCTGAACATGGTAGCCAAGCGTGAGCAGCTCGGAGATTAGCGGGCCAACTTCTTGTCTTAGCGGTTCACCGCCAGTGATGACGACATGTCGATCCATTGGTGAATCTACATTCAATGAGTCAGCCCGAGTGACAATCTCATCTATTGTTGGCCACCAGCTCGATCCCTCATACACCGTGTCGCACCAGTTACAGGCGAGATTACACCCGCCAAGCCGAATGAACACGGCCTTTGTTCCGACAAGGGGCCCCTCTCCCTGGATGGTGACAAACATCTCGTGGACCCAGAGGGTTGAGCCATTACCCCTGTCGGGTTTTCTTGTCGGCGAATCACGCACGGCACACACTCGCCCGACAGGTTTCAGTCTCATGCACCACCACCATTGAGAGCTCAGACAGATAAGGCTCCAGTCGGTTGAAGATCCAACAAGCAATCAACTCAGCTGTTGGATTCGGAAGCCCATCCACCTCGTTTAGCAGCTGGTGATCCAGTGCCTGCATGATTGGTCCGAAAGCAGCCTCTACGTCGAAGAAGTCGACCACCCAACCAGGCCTCTCCTTAATGCTGCCTTCGAGATGCACATCAACTCGATATGAATGGCCGTGCATGTTCCTGCATCGGTGCCCATCTGGCACATTTGGTAGGAAGTGTGCAGCCTCGAAACGGAAGCTCTGGACGATCTCAGCATTCATGGTGCCGTCCAGCATGGGCAAGGTTCACCGATTGGGATCGGTCGGCCGCATTGCGTGCAGTTCGCACCCGCGGGCATCAGTACCTCTCGGCGCTCAACGCAAGCATTGCACTGACCGCACGGCTTACCGTCGTGTGGTTCATAGCAAGACCACGTGTGCTCGAAGTCGATCTTGAAGTCACGACCCAGCGCCACCACGGCGGCTTTCGTCATGTCGCAAAACGGGGCCTTTACGCGCACTCCATAGCCGCGCACCGCTGCACTCGACAACGCATGTGCAAAGTCCACACGACAGTCTGGGTAGGCGTCTCTGTCGTCCTGGGTGGCGCCGTACCAGACCTCATTTGCTCCGAGGGAGCTGGCGATGGCTACAGCATGGGCGAGAAACACGAGGTTCCTGCCAGGCACGACGCGCGGCCCAGCAACACCGGCACCAGTGTTCATGGCATCATCGGCGCCGTGTAGACCGAATGAGACACGGTGAGCAGATATCCCAGGATGATCATCAACCCATCTGGTCACTGCTTCTCGTTCCTGCGACCAAGCGGCCTGTCCATAGTTGAACGTCACGACCCCACGAAGCTCTCCGCGTGAATGGGCAAGCTCGGCTAAGACAGTGGAATCGACTCCACCAGAAAAACACACGACAACAGACATCAGATCCCCTTGAGATTGATCATTGCCGCGCCGCGGCAGTCAAGCGTGGCACGTTTACGGAGAAACGGGTGGCGGATGTACCGTCGAATGAATCGGCGCCCGCAGCTGCGCATAGACGAATCCGACGAACTGAGTTGACTCTGGCTACATGCAGGCGGACCTTGTGCCGCTGTGCCAGATTTCCCCATGACGGCAGCGTAGACAGCTTCCAATCCGTTGTACCACCGACGAAGATACCCATACCGAAGTAGCCTACGATGTCAGAAACATCGCTGATTGTCATGCCGTCTTGAACGGCAAGCATCAATGGGAAATGGCGCAGACGCTCAATCCATTTCAGTGAAAACTCGAGGGACGCCTCACCGCCCCCGACGATGTCGGGGAGTACAATCCATCGAGCCCCCTCACCGACAGCCGCTACAGCTCGCTCAAACTGGGCAGCATCAAATGGTTTGCCGCGCTGATGACAACCCCAAGCTCCATTGTCCAACACGTATGGGGCTGGTGTACCGTCGTCCCACAATGGAGCTCGCCATGCGTTGCGCCGCAGGACGTCGGGCGTGGTCAAGATAGACCAGTCGGCCTCGCGTAAGGCTTTCAGGTTTCGCTTTGTGCCGGTCCAAGTCGCATATGGCGTCATCCCCATTTGGTTGTGGTCAGTCTGATGTGATGTCCCACTCGAGGACGTGCGGGTCAGCGAGCTCGAAGGCAGCATCCATACCAACTGCTGTCTTGGTCTTGTTCGGCACACGGCGACGGTCACCAGACTCTCGGTCCTCTATGATGGTCATGTCGCGGTGTGGATCCTGCCGCACTACACGGAGCTGTCGACGGGACTCTTGGGCACGCCTCTCGGCCTCTGCGACCAAGTGGGGGTCTGCAAGAACTCGATAGCCTGGCATGTGATCTCCTTATCAGCTGCTGGTGTGCGCGCTGCCAACCAGCTTAGCCGCTGGCATTGAGGACTTCGCATCCAGCTTGGCCTTGGCGGGGTTCTTATTGTGGCGCGTGGCCTTTTGCTTGACCTCTGCGGTCTTGATCTTCCGCATCTCCTTGATCTCGGACTCGATCTTCTTGTCGAGACCATGCCTCTTCTTTCTGTCGTGGGATCGCTGCCGCGCCTCATCGGCTCGGTTCTGTTTGTCGAGCTGGCTGTCGTGCTCGACTTGAATCTGGGCGTTGGGGTAGCGCTCTTTGATGACGCCCATCACACGGTTGTACTCTTCGCGGGTCTCAATCTGACCGAATGCGCCCATGTGGACGGGTGTAAACGACCCGTAGCCGTCACCTTGGGTGCCGGGGAACTGACCGTGGGCCCATGATATCTTGCGCTCGCTGCCGCACTCTGGGCAAGGAGGGGGCCCCAGGGACCTACGGTAGAACACATGAGGCTCTGTATGAGCGCAGTCTGAGTCGACGCAGCGAAGTCCGTGGGAGATGAACGACATTCAGTTCTGCTCCTCGGCCGCTTTGAACGGAGGGAGGTTCGCATAATCAGTCAGTTGCTCCTGGTAGCGGCGAAATGACTCAAGACCACCAGACATTTGCGCAGCCGCAGCCCGTGCGCGTTGCCTGCGCATCAGTTCGTCATAGTCTTCAGGTTCAAGCCCGAGATGCAACGGACTATCGACTTCTTCAACTCCCAAGCCAGGGGGGCCCTCCATGCCTATTCCTACGAGCGCAGCACGCATGTGCTGTCTCTTCTGCCCCTCGGTCAGGGGCTCAGGCTCAGGTTCAGACTCGTACCGCTCCCGAGTGACGGTCTCCTCGAAGGCAGGGTGCGTCTGCGCCTGAGATGGATGAGCGCCGATGTGCATCTGCCCTGCCTCTGTTGCAGGCGCGTCCTGTGGCCTACCAAGAGGCTCTTCCGGCCCCCAACCTTCACGCATCCACTCGGGAGTGTAGGTTTTGCGCTCCCCCACTTTGACGTGGGCGTAGCCAGGCGAGAGCTTCTTCGGCCCTTCCTCCTTGCGCCGTAAAGCCTCCAGTGCCTCGGGCACACTCATCTCCTCTTCATCTTGGCTTTCGGCGGACTGTGGCCTCGCGTTTGCTCGGTCGTCGAGCTGCTCGGGAGTCAGGCTGTTGTCGATCTGGTCTAACTCTGTCTTTGACGGCTTGTGGTCTGGATGGTCGGTGACGTTCAGCGTCTCGCCAGTGTCTCGGTTCTGCACGAAGACGCGGTCGATGCCATCCTCACCCACGACAACGTGGCGGTCCCAGCCAGAGTGGCTCTCCCACGGCTCTGACCATGCCACAGGCGTGTCTGAGTCGTCAGCTAACCTCGATTCCAAGTCGGCTGATGCGTCGTAGCCCTCTGGGACATCAATCACGTTGCCAGAGTAGTTACGCGCGTCGTTAACGATGCCGTCTGCGATGCTCTCGTCTCGAGCTTGGGTCCGTTTTAGCCTCAGTGCGTCTTCGACTTCACCCATTACTGCACCTCAGATGAGTAGCTGTCTTTGAACCAACCACCGCCCTTCAGGATGAAGGAGGTACGGCTGACCCTGCGCTTGGTCGGCTGGTTGCAGACCACTTTCTTACCCATAGTCGTCCCCTAATTAGCTTCGGGGCCAGCCCGGTATCGTCCAGAGTGACCAGTAGCGGAAGCAGGTGCCTCAGTTGCTACTGGCACAGCTCCGGTAGGTTTGGTCCGTTTGCCTTTTGATGCCAGTCCGGTTTCGAGAGCTTTGTCGCGTAGTTGCTTAGCGAGTCTTTCGAGCGCCTTTAAGTCTTGATAGGATGCTGTAGTTTTCTCTAAAGTGGACAGCTTTAATCCGTACCGTTGAGCAAGGACATCAGGGTCAACTGAACCTTCGCGTCCCAACTGGCGGACGTGGGCTAAAAGGCGTTGTTGCTTTTCTGCTCTGGTTTCGTGTTGCTGACTTTCACCGAGCCTGGCTTCGTCCTTCATGCGCTTGATGACCTTGTCGGGATCTTCTTGCTCGGCCTGCTTCTTCTTACCCATAGTCGTCTCCTACTTGGCTTCTGCGGGTGGTGCGCCTTCACGGATGGGTGCTCCACCCCCTGCGGCAAATGATTCCTCTGGGCTTGGTGGCTGACCACCCTCGGCACCAAACGGTGGTGGCTGTGGAGCTCCAGCGGCTCCACCCCCAGCTGCTCCACCCTGTGCCATCTGCATCTGCATCTGGGCACTGGCGGCAGAGGCAGCAGCGGCATCCTCCTCGGGCATGATGACTCGATGCGGCAGCCCGAGACCACTGATGATCTCTTCTGTGAGGCGGCGACCGTCGATGTCGGAGTTCTGCGTGAGGTAGGGCAGTAGTTGCAGTAGTGTTTCGGCCATCACATTCGGGTTCTGCTTGATTGGGTTGTATGACACCATGTCGAAGGTCACCTCGACATCTTTGATCGTGTTGAGGTCGACACTGAGCCACTTGCGGTTGCCAGCTACTCTGACCATCTTCTCCTCTCGCATGTACTTCTTGCACAGGTAGAAGGACTTGGCAGCCACATCCTCGAGGGCAGCGTTGATGTGACCCTCGCGCGTAGCCAGGCGCGTGCGCATCTGGGCGTCGATGATTGCCATCTCGGTAGCGGTGCGGGCTCCAGTGACCTGGCCGCGGGCAGCCTCAGCAAGTGCGCTGATGAATGCAGCGTCATCTTCCTGGCGGGCCACGAACTCCTTGACCCCGATGGGGGTGTCGGGCAGTGGCATCTCGTAGAACAGGGTGGCCAGGGTACGCAGCGCTTCACTGTTCTGCGGTGCAACGCCGACGAAGGAGCCGACAGCCGACTCCACAGCCTTGTTCAGGTCCTCTTCGGTGATTCGGCCTGCGTCGTACAGGATCCTCGGCACCATCAGGTAGACGATCTTCTTCCAGTGCGTCAGCAGGTCGTTGACGGTCTCCTGCTGATTGAGGACGAGCTGTACCTCTGACAGACCCAGGCAGTCCACACCACTCTGGTTGAGGCTGTACATGCTGTAGGGGACGTAGTCGATCTCGTCCTCGAACACGACAGAGTCGATACCCTTGACGTAGTGCTGGACCTTGTTGGTCTCGCGGTTGTAGTACTCCCAGACGGTGACCCAGCGCACGGCATCACGGACCGACTTGGTGTCTCCCTGTTGGTTCTGGTCGAGCAGCCACTTCGGATACCGGTCTGGCTGGATGTCCTTGATCTTCTTGGCCGAGTAGCGACCGTTCTCGACCCTGGCCTTGAGCTCAGACCATGGCAGCACTGTGGCCTCGAGCCAGTAGCGAATGTCGTCAACGTCGCGCACAGCAAGGTCGAAGAAGAGGCTCGATGGGTCGACAGCTCGGATGACGGGCCTGTCTTCCGACTTGCTCCACCCGGTCTTGAAGATGCCCCGCTTGCACAGCACAGCATCGATGAGCGTGGTGGCTGCGCGTCTCCGCATCTTGTTGGACTGGAAGACGTACTCCATCAGGCCGGTCGCGGCTGGCGCAAACTCTTGGCTGAGCTGGTTGCGCGGATTGGCGGCGACTTGGGGATTGGGTCCGAGAAGTGCGCTGACAGCAGTGTCTGCGATGGCATAGATGAGGTTCTTGCTGCACAGCATGCTGCTGGAGGAGTTGGTGTCGATGCGCCCCGCAGCTTTGCTCATCGCCCAGAAGTCACCACGGTAGTAGCGACGGGCCTTGTCGAACGGCTTCTTCTCGTTCCTCTCGTAGAACTTTCGATGCCTGTCGATCAAGCTGCTGAGCTTGGCCATCAGCTTCTCCCAGCGCGGGCGGCGAGGAGATTCAGCACACCAGTGAAGTCGTAGGTCGGCGCTTCGGCCGTGCCGGTTGTGCCGGTTGCGCCGGTTGTGCCCTTGCCCTTGCCCTTGCCTGCGCCAAGGGCACCTGAACCAAGGGCTGACAGGACGCTACCCTTTCCACCAGCCGCAGCTCGGGTAGCCAAGTACTCCTCGGTGCTCATGTCCCCACCCTTTGTCTTCAGCAACTCCATAGCCGCGGCTTGTCGAGACTGAGCTTGGGCTCGGCGAGCTTCCGGTGCGCTCGCGTCACTGACGCTCGCGTCACTGACTTGTATATTCGCCCCCTGCTTCTTGAATACTACGTCTGCTGTGTCCGACGTATCTGCCATGCTCACATCCAGTCGCGTGGTGGCGGTTTGAATGGGTTCTTGGCCGCATCAGAGGTGACACGGCGGGACCTGTCCAGGTCTGCGATTGTAACCTGACCTGCGACTCGGGTATATGCACCTTCCTCGAGTCGGGTCTTCGTGAAGTGGCGCCGGGACAGGATGTCGGCAGCCATCACAGCTGTTCGTGCTCGGTCGAAGTGGTGTGTGGTGCCATCGAGCCCCTTGACTCGCTTCTTACGGCTGCCGTCATAGTTGACCAGCTGATGCAGCATCCCGCGACTGCGAATCTCGATCTCCTTGTCTGAGAGCATCTTGACCAGGCGGGCCTCCGACTCTTGAACTCTCTTGTTGGTGGCGTACCAGCCAGGGTGATTCCGGTCTGTCCACAGCATGTTCCGGCAACCCATGTCCTTGAGCACGGCGATGCAGGCAGCAGCGTTGGACTCAACGGCAAGCAGAGCTGTGTTGTAGCGGGCCTGGACAGTCATCAACCTACGCGCAAAGCGGTCTGGGCTCTCTCTGTCCTCCCAGAAGGCGACCTCTCTGCGCTCAATCGCATCCCAGACGGTGAGTGCGCTCTTATCACCAGCGGCACCGAACCCCGCGGGGTCAGCAGTGATGAGGTAGGCCGATGCCTTGTCTGGCGGGTCGATCTCGTGGCAGCCTTCGATGCCAATCACCGGGTCGGCAACTGCGTGGTCCAGCCAGGGCTTGAGCACATCGACCGGCATGATGGGTGCGTAGGCGCCCAACCACCCATCGTATGGGCCACTGGGGTACTTGGACGTGAACAGGCGGGAGTCCCCACCAAACTCGGTCTCGAGGGCAGCTCGACGAAAGGCCAGGTTGCCGATGTCCATGCCGACGTGGTCGACCATGTACTCGAACTCCGAGCTCTTTGGTCTGAAGTTACCATCCTCGATGCGGCACGAGCTGTCTTCCCACCAGTTGAAGAACAGCGGATGAAAGCGACCCTTGCCCTCGAGCGCTGAGTGCCACATCTGCTCGTGATGACTACCAGCCCGCCCAGGTGTGCTCTCCAAGACGACCTTGGCATTCGGTCGCTTGTTCATGGTCGGGAAGATGTTGATGGCGGCTTTGCGCTGCCACTTCGACTCACCAAACTCTGTGATGACCAGGCGGTCGATGCTGCGACCGATTGCTGGGCTGCGCCCACCTGTGGTCAGAATCTTGATGTTCCCACCATGGCAGAAGTGAATCTGGGTCGCACCCGCTCTGCGATTGGGCGCCAATGGCATCCGCACGTCTTCAGGTAGGCTGTGGTAGGCGAACAAGATGCGCTCGAAGACATCTTCGGCAGTGCCTTGGCGCTCAGCAATCAACAGTCCCTTCACCCCAGACAGGTACATGCAGTCTCTCAGCAACAGCATCACTGCAATGGTGGTGACCTTGGCCTGTCTGAACTTGTTGATGATGAGCCAGTTGTGGCTGTCGTAGGCTTCGCAAATGGCCATCTGCGTGGGTGTTGGGCTCATGTACCCAGCAGACTCGTCCTCTCTGACGATGCGGCACATCGACGGGAAGGCAGTGGGTGTCGACAGCAATGCCTGCACCTTGACCATGTTCAGACCAGGCGCATGCGCGAGCTTGGCGCCACCCGGCGCAGATGTCGGCTGTTGGCTTTTCGCCTCCATGACTGGATGGTAACATGACACCCGATAGGTCAGCTTTGCGTTAAACACCGCAGGGAGGTGATTGATG